TTACCTCGCCCTCACCTGTGCCACACCCTCGCCACCGAACGGATATTCAGCAAAGGCTAGGTAGATGTAAGTTCCACCGCTGGCGTTAAGCGCCGATGCGCCCTTACGGATTTTGAAACCGTTAGCGGTGAAATCCAGTATGTCGTTTGAGGCGGTCGTTTCGGCTGTTGAAGCGTCAGCCCATACGAGTTTGTTGACGACGTTGTACGGGTTTCGTACCGCGTCGTGCATGAGCCATTGGCCCGTGCTGTCCGTGCGCTTCGCCATTAGAAAAGCCGGGCGGAAACCAACTCCGTTGTCGTCGTTGACGACATATGGCCCATCGTCGTTTCCGTTGCCGGTGTAAAAGCCAATACCGATTAGTCCGGGTGTGCGGGCGAAAGCATAGAACACGCAATTGTTAACCCAATCGCTATTGCCGAACGAGAATACCGAACTAGTTGGGGCGGTGTTGTTCCACATGGCACGAGTTGTTGCGGCGTTAGTGCCTTCCAAGAATAGCGTTTTGGTTTCACCTATATCCTTGTGATAGACACCCCACGAGTACGCATCGTCCCTAGGTTTACCGATAATCATTTCAGGAGGCTGCCCCATGCCATGACCAATCGTGCCGTTCGCTGCGGAGGCAACGTCTGCGGCAACTATCGAAAACCCGCCGTGGTCGGCAACGCTAACCGTACTGGTGATTGAACCGTCAGTGTTGCTCGAACCGGAACCACCAGCCTTTAGGAACCATCCAACATAGGTTTCGCTGTTCTCGTTTACGTTATGAAAATAAGTGCTGGTCTTCAGGGTGAACCCATTCGCATCAAAGGATTGGATATGCCCGCCAGCCGTAGAAGGTTCCGCCGCCGTCAAGTTCGACGAGATTTGCGTTCCGGTCGTCGTTGCGGACAAGCCGCGAACGCTATCGAAACCCACATGGTCGTAAGTGGTGGAGCGGCATTTAATCCAACCGAAATCGGGTTGTAGAGTACTGTTGCCATCAAAGGTTAGTGCTCGGTCATCCGTTCCGTTGCCCGTCCAGGTTTTCGTTTGAAAATAAGCGGAAGGGTCCGTAACCGTTGGGGCCGGGAGGTTTGCGGTGTTGAGTAGTTTGTCTCCCGCTTCCGGCGCATAAGCGAAGTCCACCTGTCCGAAGTTGATGGTGCCATAGTTCGTATCGCCGGAACCAGTGGCGACAATCCAAGGGCCGTTGTCGCCAAGGGTCGTGACGGTCGTATAGGTACCGGTGTTGTTCACGTCCAATTGCAATTCCCCGGTCGAGCCGTTGAAACGGAATTGCTGAACGTCGCCATCCGTTGTCGCTTGGTAGGACGCACCGAGTGCATTTTCAGTGTCCGAACCGCCGACAAAATAACCGTCCGGTGAAACACTGGTGCCAACACCCGCCGCACCCGTGGCCGCACCGGGGCGGTAGTTGTCAATCGCGCGAAGGTTCAGGTAGTTGCCGACGCTAATCAGCGGATAGTTGCTGTCCGGCGAATGGACGGTGTGCTCCCAATACCACCAAATGTTATCGGTCGGGATGATGAGCGTTGCGCCGATGGCATCAATAGTCGAGGCCGACGTGCTGCCGAAGTATCGGTTCCCCGTCGAGAGCGTGTAGCTGCCGGAGATATTCTTCGATGTGTTCAGCGGGTTCCAAATCGCGTAGTCCCCCCGGTCACTAGCGGCATTATCCGCCGGATTGTCGTTCGTGGCGTTGGCACTGGTGATGCTGGTCAGCGTCCAATCGTTGCCGTTGCCGGAAACGTCATTGCCGAGATCGGCGCTGTTGGCGAAATCGAGCCAGACCGAGTTCGCGCCCGAGAAGTCGATGGCGCCGGCGCCGGGGTTTACCGGGATCGGGTTGCCGTTGTCATCGGTCGTGCAAAGGTCGGTGATGTTGAAATCAACGCCTTCTTCTTCGCCGTCCAACACCACCACATCGGCGGCGTAACCGCTGAACCGGCTGCCGTTGTTGGTACCCTGCGCGAACAGATAGAGCGTGTTGCCCGATTGGTTCAGGCGGCAAGCGACCGCACCGATGGAGGTATCGGCAGCCAACGCGGTAACCTCGACGCCATTGACGTAGAGCGTCACGTCGCCGTTGTCGTACTGCATCCCGACGTGCATCCAGGCGTTCGGGTCGCGGAACTTGGCGCTGCTTGTCTGGTAATGCGTGCCATTCTGGTAGTAGGTCAACTGGTCGGGATGCGTCGATTGATCGAACCGCCAAATCTGCTGGTAGGTCGCGCCGTCGTAAGCCTCGGCAAGCGCTTGTTGAGTTCCGAGCCCGGCGCGCTTGATCCACATGCCGATGAACAGTACGTCCTCATTGGTGGGCGCGCCGATTGAACGCTCAAGCTGGTCCGCGCTACCGTCGAGGAAGATTGCGCCGGCGGGGGTGTAGCCGGCGACGGCCACGTGGCGAAAGGGAATGCCGCATACGGTCATCACGCGCCCTCCGGTTCGTAGCCGGCCGGCCAGTCGGGCCAGGCCGGTTGAATCGCCGCGGCGGCCGCGGGGTCGGTCTCGGCCTCGATGGCGGCGGCGAAGGCCTCGGTCGCGGCGCGGGTTGCCTTCACCCAGTCCCAAAGCGCTTGCCCGGCCTGCCATTCGGCCAGTTCCCCGGCGTTCCAGTTGGCAGAGCCGAGCGCCGTCAGTTCGACGGCGCGGGCGGTCAGGTTGCGCTGCTTCCAATCGGGCAGGACCGCAAGAATGCGCCCGCCGGCCTCGTTGTTCACCTGGCCGATGCGCAATTCGCGGATACGCTCGACGGCAATGTACGCCACCGTCCGGGTCGCGGTAATGGTCCAGCCGTCGTTCTCATAGGTGGTCGCGGCGGCACGGGTGAACGGACCCTCGTCTTGGCCGGTCTCCCGGTAGGCATAGAGATCGAGCCCTGGGTTCGGCTTGACGTTGAAGACGACCCGGCCGTCCGCCAGCGTCACGCTTTTCGATGAGCGCAGCACCCGCGGTGCGCCGTTGTTCCAGAATGCGAGCTTCATGGGTGTGTCCTCCGATCAGGATCCGAGCGCGACCGTTTCGAAGACGGTCTTGCTGTTGAGCATGGAAATGCGAATGGCGTTGCGTGCACCGTCGGTGCCGTCGAAGGCACCGCCGACCTGCGTGTAGCCGGCGGCCACGGTGAGCGAACGGGAACCGGAATTGAGCAGTTCGATCTCCAGGTATCCCTGGTCGGTGTCCGACGGCAGGTTGATGGTGATGTCGGCGGCCAGCGTGCCGTGCTGGATCTGGCCGTCGGCGACGGAGGGCGTCAGGTCGGTGGTCAGGCTACCGAGATCGTGGCTGGCGGTGAGGAACCCGGCACCGAGGGTCGCCGACGTGTCGCCCCCCAGCGCCCCCAGCGTCGCCCGCGCGGCGGCAGCCGTGGTGTCGTCGAGCAGGCCCTCCATGAAGGTGGAAACCGCGACCCCGCCGCTCGACCCAGCCGATGCAACGGGGTCGCCGTTGGCGTCGAAACCCAGGAGCGCCCCGGCCCGCGCCGCCTTCTCCGGCAGCTCCAGGTTGTCGGCACTGTCGGTCTGCGACAAGCGCAGGCTCCGGGCGACCTTGTCGTCGACCTGCTGGATCATGGCGATCTCGCGGTCGAGCTCGTCGTTGATGACCTTGGCGCGAAACTCGCCAGATTCCTGAAAATCAGATGTGCGTTCGATGGGCACGTTGCGCAGCAGCGTGACCACCGTATCGGTTGCGGGCGCGGTATCGAAGGTGACGGTGCCGCCCTCCGACGCACCGGCGCCGGCAACGGAAAAGCCGCTGGCCTGTTCGGCATCGTCGAGAAACACCTCAAGGTCGCTGTCGGCAAAGATTGGAAACGGATAGGTGAAGACGGTCTGACTGCCGTCGGCGGTATATTGGATGCGGGGCGAGATGTCCCCGATCTGGATGTGTTCGGCCATGCTGGGTACTCCTTTCACACATAAAGAAACGGCGCCAGGAGGGGCGCCGCGGGATCGAACGAAGGCTTTCGTTCAGAGGTCGAAGTCGGTTTGCGCGCGGTAGGCGGGTGCGCCGCCGCGCCAGCTCGCGGGCGCCGGCGCGTGCCGGCGGCGCGCCTCCCCAGCGGCGGGCCAGCGGTGCAGCCGCACCGGCTCGTTCAACAGGCAACCGGCGACGGCGTCCAAGCCGTCGTCCCTGGCCTGCGCGGCGCCGGGACGCCATTCACGCATCTCGGTGACGAAGGCACTGTCGAGGACATCCTGGTGCGCGTGCAGCCTTCCCGCCGCCAGCACGGCATCGAAAGCATCGAGGATGCGTTCCGCCTTGGCGCGGCGGCTGTGGTGCTCGATCACCGATGCGGCCGTTTCGGTCTCGCGCATCACCTTCCTGAGCAGCCCCGGCAGGAACCGGCCGAGACCGTTGGTTTCCACCATTACCGCCGGCAAATGATTGGCGTCGGCGAAATCGGCGACCCGGCGGCAGAGCTGCGTTGCCTCGTCGGTGGTGTCGCGGGGATCGTGCTCCAGGTAACGGATGGCGTGCAGCCAATAATCGCCGTCCATGTCCGTGAAGACGGCGGCCACCACCGAGGCGTCGCCACCGTCCGGGGCGCCATAGGCCGGGTCCCAGAAGCAGGACGCCGAGACAAGCCGGCGCTCTTGCAGAAAGAGCCGCGCTTCACCGTTGCCGCGCCGGTAGTCCAGATCCGCCGCGTAAGGCCGTAGCCGATCGGGATCGAGCCGTCCCTCCCCCTCATTCACCGGCATCAAAAGCATCTGGCTCTTGAACTTGTTGGGCCCGGCGCGGCGCTGCAATTCGGCCACGGCGCGCGCATCGAAGCGCTCCGGCCAGCGGCTGGCGCCGTCGCCATCGAGCAAAGGCATCGCCAGGCGCTCGTAGCCGGCCAGGAACGGCGTCTCTTCCCCTGCTTCCGGCCGAGCCTCTTCGGCATAGATGCTGAAATAACTGTGCGGCGTGCCGAGATAGAGCGCCGTGCCGCCCGGCACCAGGATGTAATCGATCTCATGCAGGCGCTCGCGCAGGGTCTCGCGCAGGTGCGCCGTGGCGCAGGTGCGCGGCACCTCCACGTCGTCGCAGATCACCAGGTCGGCGCGCGCGCCGGTCACGTTGGCCTCCATTCCCTTGGCCAGCATGGAGGGGTCGCGCAGTTCGGTCTCGCGATTGACGGTGAAATGCTCCGACGCCCATTGATCGGGCCTGGCGGGCTTCATCCCCTCGCAGGCCGGGTGGCGTTCGATGATGCGCTTGGCGTTGCGCACGAGTTTCCGTGCCAGCCCGAGCTCCGCCGCCAGCACCAGAATGCGCAAGTCCGGCGTCTCGGAAAGCACCCAGGCGCAGAACAGGCCGACCAGGGTCGACTTGCCCGAACCCCGGAACGCCATCAAAAGCAACTTGCGGTCGCCCGAACGCCAGCGCGCCTCGAGCCAATCGGCGATCTCGGCATGCAGGTCTGGCGTCGGCAGGTTCTGCAAGGCGTTCCAGGCCCGGACAAAGGCCTGGAAGGCACCGGCTTCCGGTTGTCGATCGGTCATGTCGATCCTTTGCTTTGTTCGAAAAGAAACACCGGCGCCGGGGAAGATCCCGGCACCGGTGGCGATGCTCTCGCATTGTCTTTTTACGAAGGTCTGGGTTCGGATGCTCTTGGGATTCACTCCACGTCGTTGTAGAAAAGATGCCGGCCGATTTCGGCGCTGGGCTGGCGGCCTTTCGCCCAGTGGGGACGCACCCGGGTATTGTGGTAATGGGTGGCGCCATCGGTCGGGTCTTCGATGCGGCCTTCGAGCGCGCGGCGCGCGACGCGCAGGCAGGCCTGGAAGGAGCTGTTCTCCGGTCCGGCGGCGAGGATCTTTTCGCGGTTGGGGTCGCTGCGGTTCCAGCAACTGAACTGCCAGGGCTTGGTGCAGACGCTTTCCACGTCGGCACCCCACCAGTAGCCGCCGCGTTTCCGCGCACGCCGCACCCGGTTCATGATCACCGCCGCCACGGCTTCCTTGCCGGCGATGCGCTCGCCTCGTGCCTCGCCGTAGACCGTGCGGGCCAGGACGTCCAACGCATGATCGCGCTGGCGCTGGCGGGCGGCCTCGCGGCCGCCCCCGTCGCCTCTTTGTTCCGCGCTAGCGATGGCCATCGAGTTTCTCCTCGATGCGCACAAGGTGGTCGGTCAAGCGCCGCTCCACCTCCTTCAGATACGAGATGGAGGCGTAGCTTTTCGCCACCTCCAGCTTAAAGGCGCTGAGCGCGTCGCGCAGGTATTGCAGACCCGTTTCGAACTCGTGCTCGGCATCGCCGATCGCCGCGTCGGTGTCATGCCTGCCACGCCACACCATCCAGAACAGACCGGCGAGCGCCGGCATTTCGAACGCGGTGATCCACCATGTCAGGTTGAAATCAATCCCTTCGGTCATTGTCGTCTCCTCTCAAACTTGCCATTTTTTGCGAAAAACTCTGAGTTTTTCTTTTTTAAGTAGCGCATTTTTTATCGTACTCCTTTTTATGTTGCAATATTCTTATTTTATTATCGCAAAAATTGTTATTTCTCGAGCAGCGAGCCGAACGGCAACCGCTTGGTGATCTCACCGTAGATGCGGTCCTGCACCATGTTGCGCCGCTCCAACAGGTTGCGGCGGCGGAGCGCGTCGACCCCGCCGTTGATATCGGAAATCCGCTCGTCAAAGGCCACGCCCTCGTCAGCGCCCGCTCTTGCCGCGGCGGCGCCGAGACCGTCCAGGACCGCATCGGCGGAACCGCCGGCACCGAGCCCACCGGCGCCGAAGCGCGCGCGTTGCGTCGCCTGGGCGCGTTTCAATTGTTCCTGGCGTTGGCGCTCTCGTATTTGCTGTTGCTGGCGCAGGCGCGCGATCTGGCCATCGGCGCTGGCCTGGGCGGCCCGCTCCTGGATTTTGGCCTGGCGTTGCTGGTTGATGGTGTTGAGCGCGAATGCCGCCGCGCTGACGGGGTCGAATCCACCCATGGTTTGGTCTCCTGTCTGGTTGATAAGGTGATCGGTCAGCCGTTCACGCTGATTTCCGTGACCACGGAGAGCAGCGTGAACGGCAAAGGCGTGTCCTGTTCGATGCGCCAGAGCGATGCGGTGCCGTCTGCCCGCCAACCGAGCGCGCGCACCGTCTTGTCACCGGTGAATGCGGCCGGCGGTGCGTCGAGGACGGCGCCGCCGAAGCCCTTGAACGGGACCTCCTTGAGGCCCTTACCCGTATCGAGATGCAGCGCCTTGGTGTCCTTGAGCCGGAGCGTCACCGACACCGGCCTGAGCTTGCCGCCCTGGGTGCCGCCCTGGCTGGATTGCACATAGGGCGGCAGGGCTTCGATGACATGGCTGAAAGCGAGCCCGATTTCGACCGCGTTTGCCGGCTCCGCCAAGGTGACGGCGCCCGACTGGACGGTATGCGTGCCGGCGTCGGCGCCGTCTGCGAGGACCCGCACCTCGCGGCCCTCCAGATGGTCGAGACCGGACCAGGCCGTCGTTCCTTCCCCGTCGCTGCCGGTGAGGCCGGCATCGACGTTGAGCGCCATGTCGAAGCGCTCGATAAGAATGTCGTCGCCGCGCTGGACCAGCACCATGGTGTCCTCGCCGACCAGCGCCACCGACAGGAACGCGCCCTCGGTCTCCTGCAACGTCCAGGCGGTCACCTGCTCGGCCCGGTACATGGTCACCGTGCCGAGCGTGCCGTCGCCCATGACCACATGGAACAGCCGGCCGGCGGTGTCGTAGTCCTGGTCGCGGGCGCCGGAAATCAGGTGTTCGGCCACGGTGGCCAGGTCCTTGGCCTGATAGGCCTGCTCAATGTCGGCGAACAGGAATTCGCGCAGTTCCTTGCCGTCGCGCGGCACGAACAGCGTCGCGCCGTCGACATCGCGCGGCGGCACCGTGCGGTCGACCGGCGAGCCGATGCGCGTCTGGCGGTTGAGCTGGATATTGGTCGGCGTCAATGGGTCGCCGGTGACCATCCACTCGGCGCCCGAGGTGAAGACCTGCATGTGGCGGCCCGAGAACAGCGCCGTGATGGCGTTGACGTGATCCGACAACAGCGCGAACTCGATGCTCTCGTCGTCGAGCCCCTCGCCCAGGTCGAAGTTGAAAAGATCCGCCGACTTCGACATCCATAGCCGGTTCGGCAGATCGCGCGAGCCGCCGATGGCCATGCGGTCCTGATGGAAACAGACCGACGCCGGCCAGCCGCGCAGAGCGGAAAAGGCCTGTTCCTCCCAGTCCTTGCTGGCCGCCGTGCCGGCGAGGGCCTCCTTCACCGTGGCCCCGGCCTGGGTGGCGGAGGTATAGCTGGTAATCTCCACCTCCTTGTTTTGCAGGCGGAAGCGGCAGCCCACGTGATCGGCGCTGAACACGTCCGCCGATGCCGTCAGGGTGACGCTGCCGGACGTGGCGCTCGCCTGCAGGGTGACGTCGTCATCGGCGAACTTGTGGTGCGGCTGGTAGATGCGGTTGTCGTCGTCGCTGGTGACGAAGGTCCAGGCATCCAGGCTCCAGTTCGCATCCGACGTGCGGGTGATCTTGCGCGGCGCCACACCCGGGTGCACGACCAGCAGCGTGTCGGCGCTCTGCACCCAATTGATTTGCGCCACCTGGGCCTCGGTCCAGGGGGCTGCGAAATCGGCGACGTTGACGCCATCCTTGTAGACATCGACGTGGCCATCGGTGAAGGCAAGCAGGTAGACCTGTTCGGTGTTGAATTCGAAGGCCACGAGCCGGCCGCCGCCCCGCGCCGTATCGACATAACGCAAGCCGGCGCGCCGGGTGACGCCGCCGGTCGGGTGCACGAAAACGTTGCGCAGCTTGGCGGCGCCGTTCTCATAGGCGCGCAAGTCGCCGCGGCCGAGCAAGCGCGGCGAGATCTCGCCGGCGGTGAAGCTGGTTTTCTGGGAGGTCAGTCGCATGGCCTCCTCCCTTACAGACGCACGTCGGCGAGTGAGAAACCTTCGAAGCGCTCCGGCCGGTCCTGTTGGGAATCGATGGTCTTCGCGCGGCGGAACTCGGTCTCGGCCAACTTGTGCAGGCTTTCGGCGCGCGACGTGCTTTCCGTCAACGGGATACAGAACTCGGCGGCCAGGCGCGCGATCAGGGTCTGGTCGAAGAACGGCGGAAAGGCGCTCTCGTCCGGCCGGAACACATAGGTCAGCACCACCGGCTCCACGTTGGCATGCAGCCGGCGCTCATGGATGCGGTAGTCGAGGCCACGCCCGCGCCCTTCGGCACCGGCGGAAAGGGCGCGCAGGAAGTCCGCCGGCAGTTGATAGACGGCATCGAAATCCGCCAACGGCTCCGCCGTCAGTCTGGCCAGCGTCGTCTGCGCGGTGGCGAAGCTCCAGGGATGCGCCGACAAAAGCGCGTCACGGGTCGACGGATAGAGGTTCGCCGCCACTTCGGCTTCCGCGGTGCCTTCGTCGAAGGACGCAATGGTGTCGGCGCCCAGCTTCAAAAGCGCGCGCGAGCAGATGGCAATGGAACTCAAGGCCAT